ATGGCCGAAGTGATCTCGTTCGACCCCTCCCGCACGCGCCGGCGACCCGGGCGCCGCGCGCCCGCCGTGCCGCGCGGCGCGGACCTGGAGACCCTGCTCGACTCCTGGACGCTCGCCCTGGAGGCCGCCAACAAGTCGCCGCGGACCGTCCGCTCCTACACCGACACCGCTAAGGCGTTCATCGCCTTCCTGGCCGGCAACAGCTACCCGACCGACGCCGAGGGCGTGCAGGCCGAGCACGTGCGCGCCTTCCTGCGCGCCGAGATCGAGCGCACCAGCCCGGCGAGCGCCGACGTTCGCTTCCGCAACCTGGGCGTGTGGTGGAACTGGATGTGCGCGCCGGAGCAGGCCGAGCGAACCCAGCCCTCGCCGGTGCACAAGTCCGACCGTCCCAAGGTGTCCCGCAAGATCCGCAAGTACCTCTCCGAGGAGGAGGTCCGCGCGCTGCTGAAGACGTGCGCCGGCACTGGGTTCGAGGCACGCCGCGACAGCGCGATCGTCTGGATCCTCTACGACAACGGAGCCCGCAAGAGCGGCCTGGCCAACCTCCGAGTGGAGGACGTCGACCTGCGCGGGCGGCGGCTGCGGATCACGCTGAAGGGCGGGGACGAGCACTGGGCGCCGATCGGTGCCAAGGCGGCCTCGGCGCTCGACCGCTACATCCGCGCGCGCTCGGCGCACGCCAAGGCGCGGGTCTCGCCGTGGCTGTGGCTGGGCGTCCAGGGCCGGGGCACCGAGCACTTCGGCCACGCGGGCGTGTACCGCATGCTGCGGCGGCGCGGAGAGGAGGCCGGCATCGAGGGGGTGGTGCATCCGCACCGCTTCCGGGGGACGGCCACGCACAACCTGCTGAAGGCGGGGGCGAGCGAGGGGGACGTGCAGCGGATCCTGGGCTGGAAGACCCCGGGGATGGTGGGCCGCTACAGCGAGGAGCTGAGCGATGAGCGGGCCCGCGAGGCACATCGGAGGTTGTCGCCGGGCGATCGGCTCTGAAGGACGGGCCTGTGGCCGCGCTCGCACCGCGATATGCGAGCGTGGCCGGCCCGCATCCGCGCGTCAGGCTCGCGGTGGCGGATGCCGGAGAGTTGTGTTCATCGACGACGACGGAACCATCGGTGCCGTCTGATTCCGCTGTCGCGGTCGAGCCAGCCTCGGCTGTAGCCCATCTTGTACTCACCGCCGCCGCGGTGGAACGCGATGATGGTTAGCACGCTTGCGATGGCGAGGGTTGCACGCTGGAGGGATTCCCATTCGTGCAGACATAGGATGATCGTCAGGGGGATGTATCCGATGGTGATGATCCAGGCGAGGATCGCGCCCGCGATGATGGCGCGCACTTTCTGACCTCCCGTTTTCGTTTGCGCGCAAATGAGTTTGCCGCCCCCAAACGGCGAATCACGCGCTGAATCCGCACAAGCACACGGGAGGATACTCTCGTTTGGAACGGTGTTTTATTGAAAAATCAACGAATCGGCGGACCGATTTCGTCATTTTTCGTCGGTTTGAGACCGCTCAGCCTCGGCCCGCACCAGCTCAGCGAAGTCCTGGCGAGCCTCCTCTAGATCCTGATGTGCGCGGAGCCACTGACGTTCCAGGCGCGTGCGGGTCTTCTCGCGCACGCGTTCCAGAAGCTCACGACGCTCTGGCGGCAGCGCTTCGTACAGGCGGGCGATCTCAGGGTCGTAGACGACGTCCGGCACCGGACCGGCGAAATCGGACGGCTCGACGGAGACCCCGTGCGGCTCGGTGGGGATGTCGTTCGTCTCAATGAGGCCGGCGAGCACGTGGGCTTCAGGCAATGGGATGTCGAGCAGCTCGGCGATGGCGTTGATGGTGGTGGCGGCCGGCGGGCGCTTCTGGGTGCGGAGCCGGTCCAGGGTCATGCGCGAGAAGGATCCGCCGAGCTGTTCGCGCACCTTCTCGTACAGCTCGAGCTTCGACCAGCCCCGCTGATTGCGTTCGCGCTCCATGCGCTGCCAGAACGGCCGCGCGGGGGCTTCAATACCCTCGCTCATGTATCAAGTTGTATCACGTTGCAGCAACTTAGGCACGCCTACATTGCCTATCGGGCCGATATCGGACATCTCTTGGATCGTCTTGCATCGTGGATAATCGAGATGTACCGTGTTAGATCGTTAGACAGATCCACCAGAGTACAAGGTGAGGCTCCCTCATGGAAGCAAGCGAGGACGAGTACTACACGATCAACGAGGTCTGCATAAAGCTGAAGCTGTCCCGCCTCACAATCACCCGCGCGATTCGCGACGGCCGCCTGAGGGCCATCAAGAACCACCCCGCCAAGCCGGGCCGTGTCCGCATCCCCGTCGCCGCCTACGAGCAGTACGAGCGGGACCGCGCCATCAAGGCGGCCTCCTGATGTCCACCCCGCAGCAGCGCAGCACCGCCGCGCGCATCGCCGTGAACATCTCGTGGTCCCGCACCCCGGTCCGCGCCGAGCGCACGCGCCCCGCCACCGAGGCCAACCGCGGCCAGCTCGCCTACTGGGAGCGCGTCATCCGCGAGGAGGGCATCGTCTGCGAAGAGGAGATCCCCCTCGCCGCCGCCAGCCGCCGCAGCGCGTACATGTCGCAGCTCGCCAAGAATTCCGCGGCCTCGCGCAAGGCGAAGAAGGCCGACATCACGCCCCGCGCCCGGCGTATCCGCCGCTCGGCGTAGATCGGGCCCCTGGTCGTCGCCACGACCCGAGGCCCGCCGGCACCACCCCACACCGACTTGACCGGTCAAGGAAATGGAGCAGTCCCACATGCAAGAGTATCGACCCGGCGAGCGCCTCCGCATCACGCTGGAGACGACCGTCTACCACGTCGCCGACGGCGTGCTGCACGTCGCCCACGACAACGACCAGGCATACAGCCGATGCCTGCCGATCCCCATCGACCAGCCCGGGGCCACCATCACGCGCCTCGCCCCGGCCGGGGGCGTCCAGGCGGGCGACCTGTGGCGCGACGCCGACGGCGACCTGTGGTTCGCCACGCTGGTCGACAGCGACCTCGACGGCGACGGCACGCCACTCCTGATGGCGACCGTCAAGACCTCGAAGCGGGCCGCGTACGGCTACGACATCCCCGAGGAGGTCCACCGGCGGCACGTGCTTGTCGAGCTGGTGCACCGCGAGCCGGTTGACGATGATGCCGCCGAGATCCGCCGGCGGCTGCGCGAGGCTGGCGGCGACTCCCCCGAGATCGGCGCCCTGCTGCGCAGGGCGGCCGCCCGCACCGCCGAGGACGAGCGGTGGCCCGTCGACGAGCCGGAGCCCGTGCCGATCGCGGGCGTCGCCCCCGGCACGATCGTGCAGACCCCGAAGTGGAACGCGGGCGAGCCGGTTCGTGTGTTCTCCGTTCTGGACGCGGGCGAGCACCACGACGAGGTGAGCGTGCGCTACCAGGACATCGGCGGCCACTGCGCCGCCGACACCGCTCTCGCCCCCGCCGACTTCCGGGTCACGATCGTCGAGGAGCCGCAGTCGTGAGCACCCCGACGATCACCCCGCAGTCCGTCCTGCGCCGCGCCGCCGAGCTCATCCAGGCCAACGGGCGCAACCGGGAGACCTACCTCGACTTCGCGCAGCACGAGGACGACGGCGTGCCCGTCGACCGCTGCCGCATGTGCACCGCGGGCGCCCTCGGCTTCGCCGCCGGGGCCGACGTCACCACCTGCATGCCGTTCCTGGAGGAGACCGGCCCCCTGGCCGTCGAGGCGGGGCGCGCCCTCATCGGCCACCTCGGCCTGAACTTCTCCCCGGAGCCGCTGTCCGCCGAGACGGTGATCAGCATCATCGGCCACTGGAACGACGCCGAGGACCGCACCGACCAGCAGGTCATCGACGCCCTGAACGCCACCGCCGACGACCTCGACGCCGAGGAGGCCGCGTGATGTTCACCGACGTCCACGCCAGTCACCTGCGCGGCCAGCTCGACAACGCCGAGGACATCGTCCGCGGCTGGCAGGCGCTCGTCGACTACGCCGTGTCCCGTTGTCCCCGCGTCGTCGTCGACACGCTGAAGGCCACCCTCGGCGAGTCCGAGCAGGTCGCCGAGGGGTGGCGCACGCTGCACAACTACGCCGACGCCCACAAGGCGCACTCGTCCCTGCCCGGCTCGTTTACCGAGAGCATCGCCCAGTACTCCACGGGCGGCCGCCTGGAGCCGCCCGCGCGGCCGTGCGCGTGTGGCCTGCCGGGCGTGCCGGGCGTCGCCCACTCCCCCGAAGGATGCCAGGCGCCAGAGGCGCCGAGCCCGGCCGGGCAGGTGCCGCCGATCCCGCAGGTCGAGGGGCGGGTGCTCAGCTCGACACAGGTCCTGCCGCCCGGGTGGACGCCTGGCCAGGAGGGCGCTTTCCAGGCGTTCGAGGAGGCTCACCGCGAGCACGCCGCCGAGCAGGGCGTCACGCTGGGCCGGGCCGACGGCGAGCCGGTCGGCCGCGACCCGTACGCCAGGGACGGTGGATCGTGACCCCCGAAGAGCTGAACGCCATCAAGGCGCGCGTCAACGCTGCCAGCGCCGGACCGTGGGAACGCGGGGACGTCTACCTGACCGCAGGGGTCGGGTTCGGCATGCCTCCAGGACAGTGCGCCTTCTGCCGCCTCGGCGACCCCGTGTGGTCAGGCGACGCCAACATCAACGGCCGGATGATGCCGGCGCATCGCCACCGTGACCCCAACCCGTACGAGCCGGACCACAAGATCACCGGTTCCAACGGCGAGGTGGTCGCGGGGAACTACGACTACGAGGCGGGCGGGATCATCGAACCGGCCGACACCGAGTTCATCGTCCATGCTCGTACGGACGTGCCGGCGCTCGTGGCGGAGATCGAGCGGATCCGCAGGTTCATCGACGAGGACTTCCGGTACTGGTGCTCGCCGAACGGCGTGGCAGGCCGATACGCCAAGGACATCCTCGCCGTCATCGACCAGCCCCGGAGCGCGTCGTGACCCCGGCCGAGGAGCTGCGTGCCGCCGCGGCCAAGCTGCGTGGCACCGAGCACCATGGCTCGATCGAGGGCGATACCACCAACCCGGCACTCGTCCAGTTGATCGGCAACCTGCTGCGCGCCCGTGAACCGCTCGCCACCCTCCTCGATGACGCGGCGGCCCGCCTGGACCTTTTCGCCGATCTCGGCGACAAGGCGCTCCCGACTGCCGAGTTCGAGCTCGCCGTCGCCCGCGTCATCAACGGGACCACGCCGTGACCTCCGGAATCCTCATCGCGGTCACCGCCGCGACGGCTGCCTCCCTCATCGCGGTGGCGGCCGCCCGGCGGCGGCACTGGACCCTCACCCTCGCCTGCGGCGTCACCACCGCCCTGGCGACCTACGCCGCGGCGCGCATGCTGGTCGGCCCGAGGATGGTGGCGCTGTCGTGACCGCCCTCTACGCCCCCGTCTGGGACACCTCCGTGCCGCCCGGCGGCTTCGTGTGCAACGTGTGCGCCATGCCGGTCGAGACCGAGCCGTGCGACGACCACGCCCCCAAGCGGTCCGTCGTCGGACTGGACCTGTCGCTTACCGCCACCGGCGTGGCCGACCTGTCCGCGCCCCGGCACACCTCGCGGATCCGCCCCGGCGACCTGCGCGGCACCGAGCGCCTGCGCTACATCTACGCCGCCGTGGGGGACCAGATCGACGGCGCCGAACTCGTCGTCGTCGAGGGCCCCTCCTACGGGTCGATGTCGGGCGCCGGGCACCACGAGGCGGCCGGCCTGTGGTGGCTGATCCGCTACGAGCTCGACCTGTACAAGCTGCCCGTCGCCGTGGTCCCGCCGAGCGTGCTGAAGAAGTACGCCACCGGCCGGGGCAACGCCACCAAGGCCGACATGCGCGTCGCGCTGCTCCAGCGCACCGGGATCGACCTGCGCGACGACAACGAGGTGGACGCCTGGTGGCTGGCCGCGGCCGGCCACCACCACCTCGGCGAGCTTCTGGTCGAGCTGCCCGCCGCGCAGCGGGCCGCGCTGGGCTCTGTCGCCTGGCCGGAGTCGTCGTGATGGGCTCCCAGGACCGCTCGATCGGCGCGTGCGCGTGCTGCGGCACCGAGGGCGCGCTCATCGCCCGCGGCCTCGACCGCGCCTGCTACATGCGCCACCGCGCGGCCGGAACGTTGGAGCAGTTTCCCCGGGTACGCCTTGGTGTCGGTGCGCCGCACCTCCGGCGGATCGTCGAGTGCGTCTGCTGCGGCACCGAGGGGCCGCACCGCGGGCGTGGTCTGATCGGCGTCTGCTACTACCGCCACCGCGTGGCCGGAACGCTGGAGCAGTTCCCGCGCGACCCGTCGTCCTTGCTGGAGGCGCAGCGCCGTGGCCTTGAGACGCGCCGCCGCGCCTATGAGTACCGCGTCCAGGACTTCGCTGAGTTGCTGTCGTGGGGCGAGTCCGTCGAGGAGGCGGCCAAGCGCCTCGGCATCAGCGAGAGCACCGCGCGCAAGTACGAACGCGCCCTCAAGGCCGCGTCGTGACCGGCCCAGCGTCCGCGGAGCGCGTGCTGGCCTACCTGACCACGGGCGGCCGCACCATCGCGGAGACCGAGCGGCTCACCGGGTGGCCGGCGCACGCCATCGGCCGCCTCATCGCCCGCCAGCCCCGCCTGCAACTCGACACGGGCGGCCGGGTCGTCCTGCTCGGCGAAGTCGTCGAACCGTCGGTTCGGGGGGACGACGCCGTCCAGGCGTTGCACGCGCAGGTCGACGACCGCCGGGCGGCGCTGGGGTTCACCTGGCGCGACGTTCGCGCTCAGATGCGGCTCACGTTGCGGTCGCTCGCCGACCTGCACGACGGGACGGCCTCCCCTGATGTGTGCGAGCGGGCCCAGCGGTGGCTAGCCACCCTCACACATGTCCCGAGCGGCCCCGTGGACGCCCGCGAGCTGTACGAGCAGATGAAGGCCCGCAAGGAACTGCTCGGCTTGACCTGGTCCCAGGTCGCCATAGCCGCCGGGTCGAACTGCTCGACGCTCAACAGCATGCGGCGCGGCCTGCTGTCGAAACAGACTCAGGTCCGCGTGCAGGCGTGGCTGGCCGTGACCGCCCCCATGTCCCCCGAAGAAGAAAGGCGGTCCGCATGACGGCCCGCACGACCGAGCCCCTCGGCGTCACGCCCGCCGCCGGGGGGCTCACCGCTGCCCTGCCCCGCTCGGCCACCGTGACCCTCACCCGGCGCGACGGCGACCGGGTGACGGTGTCGACGTGGGACACCTGCGTGGGCGTGGCCGGGTTCGTCGAGACGCTGCTCGGCGAGCCGGGCCAGCGCGCCGAGGTGCACCGTGGCTAGCCCGAAGGGCGACCTGGCGCCGTACGCAGAGCTGGCTGAGGTGATCGCCGCCCTACCGCTGCTACTTCGCGAGGCGCGCCGGGCGCGCGGACTGTCCCAGCGTGCGGCAGCCAAACGGATGGGGCTGGCCGCGTCGACTGTCCACCGCGTTGAGAAAGGGCATAACTGCGTGCTGTCGCACGCCGCAACCATTCTGCGTTGGCTCGGCGAGCCGGGCCAACGCGCCGAGGTGCACCATGGCGCCTGACCTGACCAACGCGATGCGCACGCTCGCAGGTGCCGCGTCCTCCAACGCGCACGAGCGTGTGTACGTGTGGCGGCAGGTCCTCACCGCGCTGTATCGGCAGGGCGTCGACGACGGATATCACGCCGCGATGCACGACCGGAGCTTCGCGGACCTCCTCGATGACCGCGAGGCCGAGGCGAGGGGCGAGCAGAGCAACGCCGAGGTGCGCGGTGACTAGGGGCGCCAAGGCCGTCGTCGAGGCCACGGGCGTCCCGCGCACCACGCTCATGCGCTGGGTCGAGGAGGGCCTGCTCCAGCCCCGCCCGCGCGGGCGTGGCACGCCACAGGAGTGGCCGGCGGCCGAGGTGGCGATCGCCGTCCTGCTGGCGCGGCTGGTCGCCGCGGGGATGCACACGGCGCCGGCGGCCGCGGTCGCACGCACGGTGGTGGCGTTCGGGCTGGACGAGGTCGAGCTCGGCCAGGGGCTGACGCTGAAGATCGCACCGCCGCCGATCTGATCGAGTTGCACAGATTCTGCGCGCGGACGCGGCGCCGGACGACAGGTGCCAGGTCTGGCTTCTCGCCGTTTGACCTGCTGAAATAGTAGGCACCTCCTGCGATGGCGAAAAACTTCCTCGCCTCATCTTGCATCGTATTGTATCGACTTGTATCGTGTTGCACACACCGCGAGACACCACCTCCCGAAAGCAGGAACCCATGAACATTTCCGCGACCCTCGCCGCCCAGCCCGACGCCGACCTGCACGACTTCGCGAGCTTCCTCGCCACCGACGCCGACCGGGCCACGTTCTGGGAGCAGATCCGCCAGGCGCGCGGCGAGTAGCCCCCCGGGGCGGCCCGCGTGGGGACGGGCCGCCCCTCCTTCCCCTCTCCTCCCGAAAGCAGGACTTCCGTGAACGCGATCAACCCGGCCGAGCTGGGCCTCGGCCGCCCGCAGGACCGCCCCCGGCCCGAACTGCTCACCGAGGCGAACAGCCCGTGCTGCGACCAGCCGGACTCCCACTACCACTGCTCGCAGTGCGGCGAGGTCACCGGCATGTACGGCCACCTGGTGGGCGACCGGATCATCTGCGACCCCGGCGAGCGCCGCGCCTACCGGGTGGTCCTCGCGCTGACGCCGCCCGCGGAGAACGCCCCGTGATCGCCCTCCCGCTGCGCGTCCGCTTCCTGCTGTACGTGGCCGCCGGGCTCGCCAGGATCGCCCGCACGGCGGCCGCCTGGGGGGCGCGGTGACCACCGTCGAGCGCACGGAGCTCATCTGCTCGATGTCCCGTGACTGGCACATCCGCATGCTGTCCCGGCTCGCCGGCCGCGACCCCGCCCTGTTCGACGAGTTGGCCGAGCAGACCCGGGTGTCGGTGCGCGGCGGGCCCGAGCTGGACGCCGCCACCGAGGACGAGTACCGCAAGGAGAAGACCCGATGATCCCCAGCACGCTCGCCCTTGGCGAACGCCACCCCGACGGGTCCGGCACGGTCACCGTCTGGCTGGTGCCCGCCGAGAACCTCGCCGAGATTCGCGAGATCCTCACCTCGACCTTCGGCTCCCCGGTCTCCGAGACGATCGCCACGGCCGACGGCATCACCCACATGGTCGAGGTGGCGCACGAGGCGCCGGAGACGGTCACCTCGTTCGAGGGACCCCTCCAGTGAGCACGCCCGTCGAGGCCCTCGTCGCCGAGCTGGACGGCGTCATCGAGTCCGCCATCGCCAACGCGCCCCGCTCGCTTCAGACGCGCATCGGGCCGAGCGAGATGGGCATCCCGTGCGACCTGCGCCTCGGCTACAAGCTGCTCGGCCACCCCGAGACCAACGCCTCGCGCACGGTGGCCTGGAAGCCGTTCATCGGCACCGCCGTCCACGACGCCTTAACGATCATCTTCGCCCTCGCCAACCACGCGCTGCCCTCGTTCCGCGAGGACGGCATCCCCCGATACCACGTCGAGGAGAAGGTCGTCGTCGGGCAGGTGAACGGCGACGACATCGACGGCACCACCGACCTGTACGTGGACGGCACGGTCATCGACTGGAAGATCGTGGGCGGGCCGTCGTTGCGCAAGTACAAGGCCGAGGGCCCCGGCGACCAGTACCAGCGCCAGGTCCACACCTACGGCGCCGGCTGGGCGCAGCTCGGCTTCCCGGTCAAGAACGTCGCCATCTACTTCCTCCCCCGCGACCAGGAGTGGAAGCAGCGCCACTTCTGGCATGAGCCGTACGACCAGGCGCTCGCGCTGGAGACCGTGTCCAAGGTCGACGGCATCGCCAAGCTCACCTCGGCCCTGGGCGCCGCCGCGCTGCCCTTGCTGCGCCGCGCGCCCGCCTGGTGCCGTTCCTGCCCGTGGCTCGCCCCGGGCTCCACCGACCTGGCCCGGGGTTGCCCGGGTCACCCCGACGCCACGGCGCCGGACTCGTCCCTCACCGATCTCATCGCACAGTAGCCAAGGAGCACAGAAACCATGACCATGACCGCCAACGAGTTCCTCATGGGCGGCGGGATCGCCGCCGCGAAGTTCGACGTCGTCGGCACCACCGTGTCCGGGCAGATCACCCAGTCGCCGCGCGTCGAGCAGCAGAAGGACCTGAACACCGGCGAGCCGAAGTTCTGGAACGACGGCAAGCCGATGCAGCAGCTCCTGGTCACCGTCCAGACGACGTTGCGCGACCCGGAGGTCGACGACGACAACGGCGAGCGCACGTTCTACATCAAGGCCAAGATGCTCGCCGCGGTGCGCGAGGCGGTGCGCCGGGCCGGGGCGAAGGGGCTGGAGGTCGGCGGCACGCTGGCCATCACCTACACCGGGGACGGCGAGGCGACCAAGAGGGGCTTCAACCCGCCGAAGCTGTACAGCGCGACGTACACCCCGCCGTCGGCCGCCGCCGCGAACGACTTCCTGAACGGCGGGCAGGCCCCGGCCGCTGCGGTGGACAACAGGTACAACGTCCTCGACCAGCAGCAGGCCGCCCAGCAGGCGGCGCCTGCGCCTGCCCCGGCGCCGGCCCCGGCCGACGTCGACGCGGGGGCGCTCCAGGCCGCGCTGGCCAGCCTGACGCCCGAGCAGCGGGCGGCACTGAAGCTCTGATCTTCCGATCGTGGGGGCGTCGACCGGTTACAGCGCCCGGCGCCCCCGCCCCCGCGCCGTGCCGCCGTCTCGCGGTGGCCGGCATGGCGCGGGCCCCTGTTCCCGCCGGTCGCGGGGAAGCGGCCAGCGCGGGAACCCGGCCCCTGCGCCACTCCTCGGGAGGGGGTGGCGCAGGGGCCTCGCCCCTTGCTCAACCGAAAGGAATCAACCGTGAGCCGATTCGACAGCCGCCAGGACGTGGCCTTCAAGGTCGCCTGGGAGGGCGGCCTGTACGAGGCGCTGGAGTACGGCATCAAGGTCAACGACCTGCCTGAGGGCGACACCGAGCTGGCGGAGGCGTGGCGAGCGCTCGACGGGGCGCACACCGCGTTCGAAGAGGCCGCCGAGAAGGTACGGGCGCTCCTGCCCGAAGGGGAGTAGGCCCCCCGCCCGACTGGCAGGCACCCGGGTTCGAGCCCCGGGCGGGCACGCAGACAAACCCCGACGACCGCAGGGAGGCCGCCTCATGCACTCCAGATCGACCGCGCAGGCCCCCGCGTGACCGACCTGCACATCCCCGAGGTCGACGACGACTCCGACACCCTCGGCGCCGCGCTCGCCTACGCGCGCGCCGGCTGGTACGTGCTCCCCGTCGACCAGGCCACCAAGCACGCCGGGAGCGTCCTCGGCAAGGGCTGGCCGTCGAAGAGCTCGCGCGACGCCGAGCGGATCATCGCCTGGTTCGCGGGCACCGACGACGCGCTCGCCCTGCACGTCGGCCGGTCCGGCGCGATCGTCTTCGACGTCGACCGGCCCGAGGCGCTGCCCTCGCTCATGGTGGCCGCGCTCGGCGTCGTCCCCGGCCCGTTCCAGTCCACCAGGACGACCGACGAGCGGCGCGGGCACTACTTCTACCTCGCCCCGCCCGGCCGCGTCCTCGGCAACCGCCTCGGCGGCCTCGGGAAGGGCTGGGGCGAGGTGCGCGGGAAGAACGGCATCGTCGTCGTCGCGCCCTCGACGCACGAGAAGCACGAGCAGGGCGGCCGGTATCACTGGGTGCGCACCGGCTCGCTGCCCCTGCTCCCGCAGCCCGTCGCGGCCGAGTTGCCCGACGCCGGCGACTCGGCGGACGCGGCCACCGACGGCGAGGTCAAGGCGTTCCTCGACCGGCACACCGCGCGCGAGCGCCCCGAGCTGCTGCACGGCGTGCTGACGCAGGTCGCCACCGCGCTGGCGACCGGCGAGTCTCGGCACGGGATCGCGCTGCGCGCCACCGCGGGGGCGATGCGCGAGGCCGCCGCCGGCCTGTACCCGGCGCTGGAGGCCGCCACGGCGTTGCTGGAGGCGTTCACCCGGGCCATGGCCACCAGCCGTGACGGCAGCGAGCGCACGCTCACCCGGGTTCAGGCGCGCGGGGAGTTCATGGGCATCCTCGCCTGGGCGGTCGCCCAGGTGCGCGCCGCCGACCTCGCCGCGGTGCGCGCCGACGTGGACACCCGGCTCGCGCCCGGCGACGCCCTGGCGGGGCTGATCGCGCCGAGCGAGAACCGTACCGCGGAGCCGCCCCCTTTCGCCGGTGACACCTTCTTGCCGGAGGTGGCAAAAAGCCAGGTCGACGACGAGGGCGACATCACTTCGGGAGATGCCGAAGCGATCGACCTGGAGGCCCTGGCGTTCGAGCGCGAGGTCGCCGCCGAGCTGCGCCGGATCCGCATCCGCGAGGAGGCGGCCCGGCGCGCCCGTAAGGCCCGCGGGGGCGTCGCCACCCGACCGCCCATCGTCGGCCTGGACGACTTCCTCGCCGTGCCTGACGAGCCCGTCGCCTACCGCGTGCAGGGCCTGTGGCCGAAGGGTGGCCGGGTCGTGCTGGCCGCGCAGTTCAAGGCCGGCAAGACCACCATGGTCGGCAACCTGCTGCGCTCGCTCGTCGACTCCACCCCGTTCCTCGGCAAGTTCGACGTCGAGCCGTTCGCCGGGAAGGTCGTCCTCCTCGACGACGAGCTGGATGAGGGCATGGTGCGCCGGTGGCTGCGCGACCAGCGCGTCCAGAACACCGCGGCGGCGGCCGTCGTCTCCTTGCGCGGCCGGCTGTCGAGCTTCGACCTGCTCGACCCGCAGACGCGATCGGAGTGGGCCGCGGACCTGCGCGCCGCGGGCGCCACCGTCGTCATCCTCGACTGCCTCGCGCCCATTCTCGACGCCCTCGGCCTTTCCGAGGACAAAGAGGCCGGGCGATTCCTCGTCGCATTCGACGAAATGCTGAAAGAGGCGGGAGTCCAAGAGGCCGTTCTCGTGCACCACATGGGGCACCAGGGCGAGCGGTCCCGGGGTGCGTCGCGCCTGCGCGACTGGCCGGACGTGGAATGGCGGCTCGTGCGCGAGAAAAGCGACGACGGGGAAATGGATCCCTCGGCGAAGCGTTTCTTCTCCGCCTATGGACGCGACGTCGATGTGCCCGAATCCCTGCTCAGTTTCGACCCGGCCGCGCGGTGCCTGGAGATCGCCGGAGGCTCGCGCAAGGACGCCAAGAGCGACGTCGTCATCGACGCGATCAGCGAGTGGCTGACGCTGTCTCCGGGCTCCTCCAAGCGGCAGATCGAGGACGCCCTCGGCGAGGACCTCGGCCGCAACGAGGTCCGCAAGGCGATCAAGAGAGGGGTCTCCCTGGGACTGCTGCGGGCAGCCGATGGGGCGCGCGGGAGCACCCTGCACTGGGCGGTGTCAGGACCGTCGAGTGCGCCACTCCTTACAGATCATCGGCGCACTGACTCTGTGACCAGCACTTTCAGTGCGCCACCCTCTTCCGGCGAAGATCACGAACCCGAGTCCAGTGCGCCACCAGTGCGCCAGGGGGGTGGCGCACTCAAACCGCAGGTCACAGGCTCAGTGCGCCACCTCGCCACGAGTGCGCCACCCCCCATCGGCGGGAGTGCGCCAGTGCGCCCCCCTAAAGGGGGGTGGCGCACTGGCGCACACTCCGCCTCCGACACCGACCCGAGAGACCCCTCAGACCTGATCGCCCCGGTGCCCGACTGGATCCTCGTCGACGGCGCGCGAGTCAACCCCGCCACCGGGCTCCTTCTCGACCCCGAGGACGCCCTGTGATCCCCGCCTGGCTCCTCGCCAAGGGCGGCGGCAACCTCCGCACCGCCGGCGCCCGGCAGTGCGCCTGCGGAGCCACGGTGCTCGCCGGCCTGGATGCCGACCGCGCCGCCATGAACGCCGTCGTCGATCTGGCGCCCGTCGACGAAATGGGCGAGGTGATCGCCATCGCCCAGGGCCGCGCGACATACGACCTCGTCGGCGACAGCAGAAGAAAAGAACTCGAATACCGCTACGAATGGAATATCCGAGCCAAACGCAGATATCCCGTATTAGTGGCCCACAAATGCGGGGCTCCTATTCCGGCCGCACCACCCACCGAGGTACCCGATAAATCGCCAGGGGGATTTGATGACGACCGCTGCCCGTTCTGAACTCACCACGGCCGTCGCCGCCGATCTGGTCTGGGTTGCGCACTACTGGGACGATCTGGCAGAGTCCCGGTTGCCGGGAACGGCGCGGCCCTGGCGGCAGCCGCACCTGACCCCCGAGCAGGCCGAGGAGCGCGACCAGCAGGCGCGCATCGAACGCCTCGAACGCGTCGGCGTGATGCCAGGCGAGCACCCGGCGCCGGTCGACGTCGGGGTGTTGGACACCATGGCGAGCATCCTGTGGGACGCCGTACAGCTCGCCGACGCGGTCACCGAGCACCACGGCCTGGCGCCCCTGGAGTACCCGAGCACCGCCTATGCCGACGCCCGGCCCTACCTCGACTACGCCGCCGCCCACCTGCCCGACGAGATCGCCGACTGGGCAGCCCCCATCGCCCGCCGCCTCGTCGACCAGACCGCGCGCACCCTCGCTCTCGTCCTCGACGGGCAGCTCCTCGACGTCGTCTGCCCCTGGTGCCGCGGGGTCACCGCCGAGGCCCCGGCCGGCGGCGCGCGCACCTGGCGCATCCGCAACCTGCTCGCCGAGCAGGACTGCCGCCACGGCCACCCGCGCCGGTTCTGCCCCACCTGCGAGCAGCACATCGCCATCGTCTGCGAGGGCGCCTGCGAGCCGCCGCACCGCGAGGTCGGCACCTGGTGGCGCGGGCAACCCTGCTGGCCGCTCACCGACTGGGAGAACCTCGCCCGGCGCGTCATGTCCGCCGACGAGCAGATCACCAGGGCCCGCGAGGCGGTCACGGGCACTCGATGATCGTTCAGGTTGACGCAGCTCGGAGGGCTGTGGATAATCGCCCCTGATACTTCATGCCTTGATCACGAACAGCCCCGGAGGTCACGCCCGGGGCTTTCGCGTTTCTCGGGGGTGCCCATGTGCCTCCCCTTCACACACTTCTGGATCCTCGTCGAGTGCATCGGCAACGTCTACACCTACCGCTGCACGAAGTGCCCGAAGACCATGACCCGCGTCAGGGGGTGACCGCGTGTGCCCCCGCCCCTCGACCCCGTGCTCCGCGCCGCCATCCTGGAGACCATCCGCGCCGGCGGGAAATCCTGTCGCGGCATCGCCCGCCAGCACGGCGTGAGCGACGCCACCGTCCGAAAGATCGCCAGCGACAACGGCATTCGCGACGCCTTCTCGCGCGCGCAGACCGAAAGCGCCACGCGGGCGCGCGTCGCCGATATGAGGGCGCGCCGCGCCGAGCTGTCCGAGCAGCTCCTCGACGACGTCCAGCGGCTGCGTGAGCGCGCCTGGTCCGCCTACCAGGTCGTGACCAACGGGCGCGACGGCGCCGAGGTCGTCGACCTCGCTCTCCCGCCGCTACGCGACGTCCAGGCCGCCTACACCTCGCTCGGCATCGCCGTCGACAAGCACGCCCAGCTCGTCAAGCTCGACACCGACAACGGGGCCGCGCAGGCACGCAGCATGCTCGGCGCCCTCGCCGCCGCCCTCGACGTCGCCGCCAACGCCCTCGACGAACCACCGCCCGCCGATGCTTCTTGACGCCGTTACCCGAGTCCTGTCGCCCAAGCAGATCCGCTCCGTGGTCGGCGCGCAGACCACACCACAGATCGCCCTGTGGTCCGGCGCGGTCTCCTCGGGCAAGACGATCGCCTCGCTGCTGGCCTTCCTGATCGCGCTTCTCGCCGCGCCCGACCACGGCCTCGTCGTCATCGTCGGCCGCACCCTCCAGACCATCGAGCGCAACATCATCGACCCGTTGCAGAGCAGCCACCTGTTCGGCATGCTCGCCGGCCAGATCCACCACACCACCGGGTCGACGACCGCCGTCATCCTCGGCCGCACCGTGCACCTCATCGGCGCCGCCGACGCCCGCGCCGAAGGACGCATCCGCGGGGCCACCATCGGCCTCGCCTACGTCGACGAGGCCACGCTGCTGCCACAGTCGTTCTGGATGATGCTCCTGTCCCGCCTGCGCGTCCCCGGCGCCAAGATGCTGGCCACCACCAACCCCGACGGCCCCGGGCACTGGTTGAAGCGGGACTTCATCGCCCGCGCCGCCGAGATCGGCATGCGGCACTGGCACTTCAGCCTCGACGACAACCCAAGTCTCGAACCGTCGTACATCGCCCGGCTCAAGGCCCAGTACGTGGGCCTCTGGTACCGCCGCTTCATCGAAGGCGCCTGGTGCCTCGCCGAGGGCGCCATCTACGAGATGTTCGACGACCAGCACCACGTCACAGACGACCTGCCCGCTATCGACCGATGGTTCTCCCTCGGCATCGACTACGGCACCGTCAACCCCTTCGCCGCGCTCGCCGTCGGCCTCGGCGAAGACCGCCGCCTGCACGTCGTCGCCGAGTACCGGCACGACTCGCGCACCGCCCGCCGGCAGTTGACCGACGGCGAATACTCGCGCGAGCTGCGCGCATGGCTCGCCCTCGTCGAGCGCCCGCGGGAACAGGGCAAGACCCGCGGCATCCAGCCCGAGCGCATCTACGTCGACCCCTCGGCCGCCTCGTTCATGACGCAGCTCTGGTCGGACAAGGTGCCCAGCGTCTCGGCTGCCAACAACAGCGTCATCGACGGCATCCGCACCGTCTCCACCCTCCTCGGCGCCGACCAGCTCCGCATCCACCACTCATGCGAGGGCCTCCTCGCCGAGCTGCCCGGGTACTCGTGGGACGACAAGGCCGCCGAGAAGGGTGAGGACAAGCCCCTGAAGGTCGACGACCACTCCTGCGACGCCCTGCGGTACGCCCTGCACTCCTCGGCGTGGCTGTGGCGTCCGCTGGTGCGGCCGGCGCTCTCGCTCGCTGCCTGAACCCACCGGTAGCTTGCGGGAACCACACTTCTCGTGCCCGATCTCTCACCCCTCGGAGAGTCCCTCATGAGCGACTTGTCCCCTGAACAGATCGCGAAGATCCACAGGAAGGCGAGCAGCTACAGCAGCTACGCACTGTGGATAACGGGCGGCGCATGGCTCATCTTCCTCGCAGCCGTCTGGTACGGCTCCTGGAAGCTCGCAGGAATCGGCGCCCTCTTCATGCTTCCCGCTGTCTTCCTCGCCCTCGTGGCGCACGCCATGCGCACCCCAGAGACCCGCCAACGCATCGCCGAGCGCATCCGCCAGACCGACGCCTGAGGAGGACGACGCCATGCCGCTCCCCGCGCCCAACACGGCATGGCCACCGCCCGCCCTCGCCGACATCTACCGCGACTACGACGAAGCCGACGCCTGGTACTCCGGCGACAAGACCCGCCTCGCCACCTACTACACTCGCGCCGCCCAGCCCGAACGCGACCGCGAGCACTGGCACCAGTACGTCCACCGCATGTGGGCCCAATCCCACGACCTCACCCGGCCCGACTCCCGCCTGCACGTCCCGCTCGCCGGCGACATCGCGGCCACGAGCGCCGACCTCCTCTTCAGCGAACCCCCCACGTTCACCGTCGAGGACGCCACCACGCAGGAGCGCCTGGAGGAGATCCTCGAAGAGGGCGGCGTGCACATGCGGCTACTGGAGGCCGCCGAGGTCGATTCCGGGCTCGGCGACGTCTACATCAAGCTCTGCTGGGACGGCGACGTCGCCCAGCGCCCCATCTGGGCCATCGAGCACGGCGACGCCGCCATCCCGACCTTCCGCTGGGGCCGCCTGACCGAGGTCACCTTCTGGCGCGAGCTGGAGCGCAACGGCGACCAGGTGATGCGCTTCCTGGAACACCACGAGCCCGGCCTCATCACCTACGCCCTGTTCGAGGGCACCGGCAAGAACCTCGGCCAGCCCGTCCCCCTCGACTCGCGCGAAGACGTGGCCGAGATGACCCGCGGCGCCGACGCCGACGGCCGGCAAGACACGAAGATCGGCCCGCTGCTCACCGCGACGCACATCCCGAACATGCGGCCGAACCGCAAGCACCGCGGCCTGCCCTTCGGCCGCTCCGACTACGCCGCCCCCTGCTACGACCTGTTCGACGCCCTCGACCAGGTGTGGACGAGCTGGATGCGCGACATACGCCTCGCCCGGGCCCGGCTCATCGTCCCTCGTGGCTACCTCACCAGCCTCGGCCCGGGACAGGGCGCCGCGTTCGACGCGGAATGCGAGATCTGGGAAGAGCTCGACATGGACCCGACACAGGGCGGCGGGATTACACTCAGCCAATTCGCCATCCGCGTCGCCGAACACCAGGCCAGCGCCGAGTCCATCATCGGCCAGGCCGTCCGCTCCGCCGGGTATTCCGCGCAGACCTTCGGCCTCGCCGGCGACGTCGCCGCCACCGCGACCGAGGTCGCCGCGCGCGAACGCCGCTCGATGGTCACCCGCGACCGCAAGATCCAATACTGGGCACCCGCGCTCCGGCGCATCGTCGAGGCCACCCTCGCCCTCGACCGCTCCCTCGGCTGGTCCAGCGTCGAACCGGTGATGCCGACCGTCGAGTTCGGCTCGGCAGTCTCTCAGGACGCCGAGTCCGTTGCCCGCACCCTCCAGCTCCTCGAGGCCGCCCGCGCCGCCTCCCTCGACACCAAGGTCCGCATGCTGCATCCCGACTGGGATGACGACCAGGTGCGGGAAGAGGTGCAGCGCATCAAGGACGACGAGGGGGCGCCCGTCGGCGACCCGCTCGCCGTGCGCCCCCGCGACCAGCCGCCCGCGGGCGCCGAGGAACCGCCACCCGAGGATGTCCCTCCGGCCGCCGGGCCGCCGGCCGGAGGGCCCAACTCCCAGTAACTCCCAGCATCTCCCAGTTCTGGGAGTTGCCCGAGGAGGTCCTCGTGGCCGTCGACCAGGACCTCCTCGACGACATCGCCGCCACCGTCGCCGACCTCTACCGCGATCTCGAATCCGCGCTCAACAAGCAGATCGCCGACCGCCTCGACGACGAACTCGACTCCCCGTACCAGATCACCAAGCTCGACGCCGTCGGCGCGCTGCGCCGCTCCGCCCAGCTCCTCATCTCCACCCTCCAGGCCACCCGCGCGCGCGTCATCCGCGACGCCATCGGCCAGGCATACCGCGACGGCTACGGCTCGGCGCTCACCGACCTCCCCGAGGGATGGTTCCCGCGGTCCGGCATCGGCCAGGCCGCGCGCGCAGCCCAGCAGGAGTTCCCGGGCGCGCCCGTCATCGAGAACATCGCCGCCGCCCTGCACCGCGATCTCGGCCGCGTCGAAGGCAACATCCTCCGGGCTACCCTCGACGCCTACCGCTCGGTGCAGGCCGCCGCCGCGGCGCGCATCGTCTCCGGCGCCTTCACCCGGCGGCAGGCCGCACAGGCCGCATGGCAGAAGCTCGTCGACCGCGGGGTCACCTCGTTCGTCGACTCGGCTGGCCGCCGCTGGAAGCTCTCCAGCTACGCCGAGATGATCACGCGCACCAACGCCGCCCGCGCTGCCGTGCAGGGCCAGACCGACCGGCTCACCTCCATCGGCGTCAACCTCGTCATCGCCTCCGACCACTCCCAGGAGTGCAAGCTCTGCCGCCCCTACGAGGGCAAGGTGCTCGCCATCTCCGGGCCCACGGGGCAGGTCCAGGTCCAGCACGCCACCCGCGACGGCGAGATGATCACCGTCGACGTCGTCGACACCCTCGACGGCGCGCGAGCCAAGGGGTTTCAGCACCCCAACTGCCGGCACAGCGTCTCGGCCTACTTGCCCGGCCTCACCAAGCAGCTCCGGGACACCGCCGACCCGCAAGGCGACCAGGCCCGCCAGCGCCAGCGCGAGATCGAACGGCAGATCCGCAAGCACAAGGAGCGCGCCAACACCGCGCTCACCCCCGAGGGCAAAAAGGCCGCGAACGCCAAGGTCCGCCAGTGGCAGGCCGAGCTGCGCGACCACCTCGCTGCCCACCCCGACCTGAAGCGGCTCCGTTACCGCGAGCAGCCCGGAGCCGGGAACACCCCGCCGAAGGGCGGCCCGGCCGGCGGGCCCGTCGGCGACCTCCAGCCGCCCGTGCAGCCCGCCCTCGACGACGGCTCCCGCGCCCCGCGCCCCGCGCCCGAGGCCGAGCCGCCTCGCTCGGACGAGGAAGCCCGGCGGCGCGCGGCCGAAGAGCAGGCTGAGCGCGAGGCGGCTGAGCGTGCGCAACGCGAAGCCCAAGAGCAGGAACGGCGGGACGCAGAAGAGGCCGCCGAGCGCGCACAACGCGAAGCGGAGGAGCGCGCCGCCCAGGAAACCGCCGAGAAAGCTCAGCGCGAAGCCGAAGAGCAGGCCCGTCGCGAGGCGGAAGCCGCAGCACGTGCCGCCCAGGAAGCCGAGGAGAAGGCGCGCCGCGAGGCAGCAGAGCGTGCCGCCAAAGAAGCCGCTGACAAGGCTCAGCAAGCAGCGAAGGAAGCCGCCGAGAAGGCTCAGCGCGAAGCCGAGGAGCGTGCGCGCAAAGAGGCCGAAGACAAGGCCCGCCGACAGGCCGAGGAGGCCGCAGAGAAGGCGCGCCGCGAAGCCGAAGCCCGAGCCGCACGGGAGAAGGCCGAGCGGGAGGCCGCCGCCAAGGCGAAAGCCGAAGCGGCCGAGCGCGCTCGCCGCCAGACCGGGGCACGCAAGACGCCCGGCATGAAGGAAGCCCTCCGCCACCAGACCGACGGCGAAGGCATCCGCTGGGCGCACGAGAAGCTGCCCATCCCCAAGCTGACCTACGACGAGGCCGCCGCCGCCGAACGGTACTCCGGCAGCAGCTTCCAGCGCATCAACAACGTCCTCCGCGACGAAACCCGCAAACGCGACGACGACATCAGCAAGGTCATCCGGGACCTCGACTCCGCGATCAGCAAGTCCAAGCTCCCCGAAGACGTCATCCTGCACCGCGACGTCGGCAAGCCGTGGTTCGACTGGCTCGGCATCGACCTCAACGACCCCGCCAGCGTCAAGTCGCTCATCGGCCGGGTCATCAGCGAGAAGAGCTACCTGTCCACGGCCGTCGGACGCCGCGCCGGCTTCCACGGCAACCTGCACCTGGTCATCCGTGCCCCCAAGGGGCACGAGGGCCTGAACATGATGCCGCTGTCGGTATACGGTGATGACGAGCGGGAGATCCTGCTACGGCGGAACACCCGCTTCATCGTCCACGCGGCCTACAAGCGGCTCCTCGACTGGTACATCGAGCTGGAGATCGTCCCCGACGACTACCAGCGGCCCGAGGGATGGCAGCCGAACCCGTGGGGCGACTACAGGTAGGAGGAGCGACGGTGAAGGACGAGCGTGAGTACCTCGACGCGCTGACGCCCGTCAACGTCTCCACGCCCCAGACCTACGACTGGCAAGCGCAGGGCCCCGTGCGGCGGGCGGCCCTGCGCGACCACGACGGGCGGCTCCTCGGCCACGTCTGGACCGACGACCTCGCCGCGGCCGGGTTCCTCGACGAGGAGGCCGCGGGCGCGGACGGCGTGCGCGCGGGCGCCCTCATGTGGGCCATCCTGCGCGACGCCTACGCCGCCGGCACGCCCGCGAGCGCCCTGCTCGACCCGGCGCTGTACGCCCCCGATTACGTGCTCGCGCTCTAGCGGCACCAGCCGCTGTCTTCGATCAGCTTCACGATCGCCTGGGCGTCCGCCGTATCGATCTGGGCAGTGCCGTCGAAGCGCAGCCGCGTCTTCTCCACGATCGCACTGCGCTTCTCCCCTGCGAGCAGGTCCGCGCAGGTGTTCCGCGCACGGTCCACCGATCGGGCCCGGTCGAGCTCCTTGTCGATCTGCCGCAAGCCGGCCAGCAGGTCTTCGGTCTGCTGGCCGTCCGGCTTCGGAATCCCAGAGGTGATCTGCGGCGCGCTGCTCGCCGATGCCCTCGGCGCCGCGGCCGGCTCCTCCCCACCGTCCAGCACCGCAGCAACGATGCCCACCACGACCAGCGCGCCGATCACCCCCAGCACCAGCGGCACGCGGCTCTTCCGCTTCGGAGCGGGCGGCGGCATCGGCGGCTGATACAGCGGAGGCGGCCCCCACTGCTGCTGAGGAGGAGCGGGGGGCCACGGGCCGGGCGCGGGGGGCTGCTGAGGCTGCATGCCCGAACCGTACGGCCCTGCGTAGATCGTTCCATCAGGTTGATCCTGAATGGATGCCCGAAAAGGGCGATATTGCACAACCCGAATCATGACGGGCCAGGAGCCCGCCACACCAACGCCCCAGGAGGGCACCAGCATGCAGCACCCCCTGCCGACGACGCCCGGCGCGCTCCTCGGCTACCGCAAGAACGGCACGCCCTTCTACCTCCTCGCCGGCGGGTCCGGTGAGGGCGACCCGGGCGGGCAGAACACCGGACAGCCCGGCACCGAGAACACGGGCTCGCAGGGCTCCGATCAGGGCGAACAGCCCAGCCAGCAAGGACAGCAGGGCGGCCAGGACAGCGGGGTCGACGTCGCCTCACTGCCCGAGAACGTCCAGAAGCTCATCCGAGACCTGCGCGGCGAGGCGGCCAACAACCGTGTCAACGCCAAGCAGCAGGCCGCCGACCAGGCCCGGCAGGACCTCGCCCAGCAGATCGGCAAGGCCCTCGGCCTCGTCAAGGACGACCAGCCCACAGACCCCGCCCAGCTCGCCACCCAGGTCGGGAACCTGACCGGCGAGAACAGGGCGCTGAAGACCGAGCTGGCCGTCTTCAAGGCCGCCGCCAAGGTCGGCGCCGACGCCGCCAAGCTCACCGACTCCCGATCCTTCCTCACCCAGCTCGACAAGCTCGACCCCTCGGGCGACGGCTTCGACGCCAAGCTCCGCGAGCTGATGAAGCGCGCGATCGAGGACAACCCGATCTACCGCGCCGACACCGCGCCCGCGCCCCGCGGCGGCGCCGAACCCCCCGGCCGCCCCGGCAAGGCCGGCCAAGCCGACACCCTCACCGACGCGATAACCGCCAAGCTCGCCAAGACGGGCGGCGGCTGACCCGAATCAGGAGTAACCGATGCCCGTCTCGCTCGCCCAGGCGAAGCTGATGACCACCGACGACGTCGACATCAAGGTCATCGACGAGTTCCAGAAGAACAACTTCCTGCTCGACCGGCTCACCTTCGACGACGTCGTCTCCGGCGCCGGCAACGGCGCCACGCTCACCTACGGCTATCAGCGGCTCATCACCCAGCCCACCGCCGCCTTCCGCGCGATCAACAGCGAATACACCCCGGCCGAGGTCACCAAGCAGCGGTACATCGTCGACCTGAAGCCGCTCGGCGGCTCGTTCCAGATCGACCGCGTGCTGAACCGCATGGCCGCCGGCGCCGAGACCGCGCTCCAGATGACGCAGAAGATCAAGGCCGCGAGCGCGTTCTTCAACGACCAGGTCATCAACGGCGACAGCGCCGTCGACACCAACGGCTTCGACGGCCTGAACAAGATCCTGACGGGCACCAGCACCGAGTACCTGCCGCTGTCCAACGGCGTCACCACCGGCTACATCGACCTCACCACGGTCGACACCAAGGCCGAGGCGCTCGCCGTCATGGCGCACATCGACTCCTGGCTCGCCCTCATGGACGGCGCCCCCGACGCCATCATGGGCAACCGCAAGACCATCGCCCTGCTCAAGTACGTCGCCGCCTGGGCCGAGCAGATCGACAAGACGACCGACAGCTTCGGCAGGCCGGTCACCTCCTACAACGGCATCCCGCTCATCGACCTCGGCGCCAAGGCGGGCAGCAACAACGACGTCATCGCGCTCGCCACCAAGGACGCCGACGGCGCGGGCAGCGGCGGCAACATCACCAACCTCGGCGACCTGTACGCGGTTCGCTTCGGCCTCGACGGCTTCCACGGCGTGTCCATGGCCGGCGCCCCGCTCGTGCAGACCTGGCTGCCGAACTTCAGCGACGCGGGCGCCGTCAAGACCGGCGAGGTCGAGCTCGGCCCGGCCGCCGTCGTCCTCAAGGCCACCAAGGCCGCCGCCGTGCTGCGCAACCTCAAGAGCGCCTGATCGGAGGCCGCCCGATGGCACGGATCACCGCCCCCGTCCAGGGGTACAACGGCACGATCGGCGACGTCGTCTTCGAGAACGGCGTCGCCGAGACCGACAACCCCGCCGTCATCGCCTACTGCCGCGGTGCCGGCTACACCGTCGACGGCGAGACCATCGAGGCCGCCCACGAGCCGCCGGTCGACTCCCGCGACGTCGAACGCGTCCGGCTCGGCACGCCCCTGCGCGACGCCGCCGTCGACCCCTGGCCCGAGGACTTCCTGCCGCCGACCAACGCCGGCCAGGCCGATCCGCACGGCCCGCAGGTCGTCTCCCCGGGCGCGCACGCCGTCCCCCCGGCGCCGATCGTCCCGGGCCCGGTGTCCCCCGATCCCGATGAGCAGCAGGCCGCCGAGACCGAGGTCGCCCAGCGCGTCCTCGTCGAGGGCCAGCCCGCCACGGTCGTGGCCGAGCGGTCCCGGCCGCCGCAGTCCGCGCCCAAGGCGGCATGGGTCGACTACGCGGTCAGCCAGGGAGCCGACCGGGGCGAGGCCGAAGCCACCAGCAAGGCCGATCTGATCGACCGCTACGGCCGCGACCAGGCCGACGAGGAGAAGTAGCTCATGGCGCGCACGCCCATTACCGCCTCCACCACCCTCACCGAGGCCGGTATCGACCCCACCGCCGTGGACGCGGCCATCGAGGCCACCGACGGCAACTCCTTCCCCTGGAAGGAGCACCGCCTGCTGTTCGTCCTCAACGGCGACGACGCGGCCGTCACCCCGACGTTCCTCACCCCCGGCACGATCGGCCGCCAGGCGCTCGCGATCCCGGATTACCAGGCCGGCGCGTGCCCCGCGGGTGCCTATCGGATCTACGGCCCGTTCGGGCCCGAGTTCCGGCAGGCCGACGGCAGCGTCCACGTCAACTGGTCGGGCACCACGCCGTCCAACATCACCGCGGCCATCCTCGACGCCTGAGCGGCCCCGCAGACGCGCGCGCGGGTGACGGGTTGCGTCAGGGCTGAGGGGACTCGTCGGGGCCCGCACCCGCGTGCGTCAAACATGATCAGACAGGAAGGGGGCGCCCCGTGGCGCTCAGCCCCGCAGGCAAGAACATCGCGCTGGACGCCCTCGGCGCCGCCGCCGACTTCGTGTCCCTGCACACCGCCGACCCGGGCACCACCGGGGCCAGCGAGGTCACCGGCGGCTCCTACGCCCGCCAGGCCAAGGCGTGGAACCCGGCGTCCGGCGGCAACCTGGACGACTCCAACGCGCCGACCTTCAACATCCCCGCCTTGACCACGATCACCCATTTCGGCCTGTGGACCGAGGCGACCGGTGGGACGTTCCTTGGCGCCGGCCCTCTGTCGAGCTCGGAGTCTTACGGTGCGGCCGGCGGCACCTACCAGCTCGCCGACGTCGACGTTTCGCTGACCTGATCGGGGGCTCGCCATGGGGTGGACTCCCATCGACTCCGACACCTTCGCCTTCGCCGACGGCAACGCCGGCCACGTCATCGACTTCGGCTCCGCGCCTGCCGTCGGCGACATCGACATCCTGTTCGCCAACAGCGACACCGTCGTAGCCACTCCGACCAACTTCACCTGTCCGTCGAACGCCTCCCAGGTCAACAACCAGGGCGCCTACGGGTTCTACAGGAAGGCCGTCGGCGGCGAGGGGTCGACGGTCACCATCCAGACGACGGGCGATTTCAACTGCGTCGTCGGCTGGATGCGCTGGCGCGGCGGACAGGCGTTCGACGTCGCAGCCGGAGCGCAGATCAACTCCTCGGTCGGCGCGGCCACCCCCGCCATCGCCACCGGCGCGCTCGCCGAGACCGGCGAGCTGGTCGTCGCCGCCGCGCTGCTCCACCGGCTGGCCACCCCCGCCCCCAGTTCCCCCCTCTGGTCGTCGGGGTACACCCCGGCCACCGAGGTCACGATCGGGTCGGGCAGCAGCGGCTGCACCCAGTTCACCGCGTACAAGACCAACGCCGGCCTGGCCGCCGAAAGCCCCTCGTGCACGTGGACCGACGGAGCCTTCGACCGGTACGCCATCGCGCTGACCTTCACGGCCGCCCCCGTGGCCGAGGAGCACAGCGGCACCGGATCCCTCTCGGCCACCGCGACGCTCACCTCCTCCGGCGTCGCAGGGCGCTCCGGGACCGGCAACACCTCGGCCAGCGCGTCCCTGACGTCGTCCGGGGTCGCGGGGCGAGCAGGAACCGGGGCGATCTCGGCGACGGTCGCTCTCACCTCCTCGGGCACGGCCGCGCGGCGCGGCTCCGGCACGATCGCCGCCTCGGCCGCCCTGACCGGCTCCGGCACGGCCGGACGCTCCGGCGCCGGCCTGCTCGCCGCCGCGGCGACGTTCGTCTCGACGGGCCGCAAGGGCGCGGCGGGCACCGGCTCGATCACCGCCGAGGCGTTCATCCGCGCAGGCGGCCCGACGGGGCCCGGACGACTCACGACCAGCGTGCGCGACACCTCGACGCTCATCGTCACCCTCACCCCGTAGGAGGTGGCCGCCGTGCCGGATGTCGGAGACTCCCAGATCGTCGAGCTGACCGTGAGCCCGGCCGACGGGACTACCTCGGCCACGCTCGCGATCATCCCACCTGAGGGAGATGTGACCACGGGTCTTGAGCCAACACCCTCCAACGGCAACGCCGTGTGGTCGTACGAGGTCACGTACACGATGCCCGGGATCTGGCAGTTCATGTGGACTGTCACCGGCACCGGGCGGGGCGTGCAGTACCAGAAGGCCACCGTCGCCCCCGCGCCCGCACGCGGCCGCTCGTACGCCACCACGACCGACCTGGCGAACTGGATGCGCGCGGCACCGCCGCTCAACGCTCAGGCCCTTCTGGAGGGCGCGACCCGCTTCCTCGACAACGTGGTGCTGGTCGCCGCGGTGTACGAGGTCAACCTCGACGGCATGCCGACGGGCGCGACGGTCATCAAGGCCCTGCGGGACGCCACGTGCGCGCTGGCCGCCTGGTGGAACGCCCAGGGCATCACCGGCGAGGACGCCAACACCGTCTACACCACCGTGTCGATCGGCTCGGCGTCGTTCACTCGCACGCCGGGCGCCGGCGGAACCCCCGCCGACCCGCGGATGTCCCAGGAGGCCGCCGAGATCCTCGCGGGCGCCGGGCTGCTCGGCCACACCGTGCGGAGCTGCTGATGGGCCGCCTGCCCGCGCTGATGCTCGCGCACGAGGCGAGCATCGAACCGTACCGCGGAGAGTCCGCCACCGGGCCGGTGTACGGCACTGCCTTCACCGCGGCGTGCTTCGCCGACGATCAGCGGAAGATGGTCCGAGGCCCCGACGCCCGTGAAGTCACATCACAGACCACGCTGTACCTGCCGCTCGACACCGACTGCCCTGTCGGCTCGCGGGTGACCGTCAACGGCCGCGCCTCGACCGTCCTCGCCGTGGCACGCCGCGACGGCGGCGGGCTGCCGACCCCTGACCACCTGGAGGTGAGCCTCCAGTGACCCAGGCCGCCAAGCTGACCCTCAACCTCGGCCCCCTGGAGGGCAAGGCGCGCGAGGGCGCCGTGCGCGGGCTCCGGCTCGCCATGGAGCACGGCCTCCAGGTGTCCCGCACCGAGGTCCCCCACGAGGAGGGCACCCTGGAGCGCTCGGGGACGGCCTCGGTGGACCCCGCGACGCTGACCGGCGCCGTCTCCTACGACACCCCATACGCGACCAGGCAGCACGAGGACCTGACGCTCCGGCACGACGCCGGGCGCAAGGCGAAGTACCTGGAAGACCCGTGGAATCGCGAGCAGGGCGCCATGCTGGAGATCGTGGCGGCCGAGGTCCGGCGGGCCCTGTCATGAGCTGGACCACCGACCTCCTCACCGCCTTCGCCGCCCAGCTCGACGACGCGGGTGCGGGCACCTGGCGCGCACCGCCCGCCACCTACCAGCCCGGCGACATCCCCATCACGCTCGGCGCGCTGCCACCCACGCCCGACCGGGCCATCGCCCTGGCGGCCTACGGCGCCGACCAGTCCACCGACGACCCGGTCAGCCCCGACGGCACCCTCGGCCTTCAGGTCCGCATGCGCGGCACCGACGACCCCCGCTCGGCCGACGACCTCGCCGACGCCGTCTTCGACGCCCTCCAGGGCCTGGAGCTCCCTGCGGCCGGCGTGCTGCTGTGCACCCGCAACATCGTGGCCCCCCTCGGCCAGGACCAGTCCGGCAGGTGGGAGCGCGCCGACTCCTACCGCCTGCTCACCCATCACGTCACCACCCACCGTCCCGGATGAGGGAGATCACCACATGGCAACCCGTTCGCTGCTCGCCAAGGACTGGGCCTTGGAAATCAACACCGGGACCTCCGGGGCGCCGGTGTGGACGCCGGTGAAGGGCCTCACCACTCTCAAGGAAGCCATCGCCTCCACCATGGAGGACGACAGCGACTTCGATAGTGGGGGCTGGGGCTCCGACCAGGTCACCCAGCGCAAATGGAGCCTGGAGTGCGAGGGCCGCCGCAAGCGCGACGCCTCCAACCTGGTCACGTTCGTCCCCGACCCCGGCCAGCAGGCCATCCTCAACGCCGGCAACCTCGTCGGAATCGGCTCCAACGTGGAGATCCGCTACTACCGCAAGGACGGCGCCCCCGACGCCTGGCAGGGCTTCGTCACCGTCGACTACGGAGGCGGCGGCGGCGCCGTGACCGCCTTGGAGCCCTTCAACTTCAAGCTCGGCGGCCAGGGCGCACGCACCCAGCTCGACCCCTACCCCGACCTCACGCCCGCCTAGGAGCCCGTCCCCTCATGCCCCGTTTCGCTCCCATCGCCGAATTCCTCGGCGAGACCCTCGACCTGCCGGTCCTCGTGCGCGGCAAGGAGAAGACCTACAGCGTCGCCCCCTGCTCCGCCGAGGTCGGTCTGCGTCTCACCGCGCGCTTCTCCGACGCCAAGAAGAAGGCCGCCGACAGCGACGACGCCGACGAGGAGGTCGTCGACGACGAGACCGAGACCGGCCTGTACCGGGCCGCCCTCGGCGACGTCTACGACGAGCTGGTCGCCGACGGCGTGCCGTACTCGACGCTGAAGGTCGTCGGCCAGACCGCTGTCATCTGGCACGTCTACGGAGAGAAGGCCGCCGCCTTCTACTGGGAGGCCGGCGGCGACCCAAAACGATCGGCGACCTCGGACTCGACCTCGACGAGCGAGAACCCGGAGACCCCGGCGGCGGCCCGATCGACCCGGAAACCGGCCTCCGCGAGTGGTACAACCCGGAGCCGGACCAGGGCCCGGACTGGGGGGACATCTTCGAGCGCTGGAAGCTCGTAGAGCTCGACCTGCACAAGGTCTACCAGATCGACCTGGAACAGCCCGGCCTGCTCGCCGGCCGCTCCTGGCGGTGGCTCCGCCTGCGCATCGTCTCCCTGCTCTCCCTGGACTCGTGGCTGGCCGCCGCGCTCCGCCCGGAACCTACGCGCGAGGAAGGCGAGGGGGTGGAGTAGGTGGCCCTCAAGGTCGGCGACCTGGTCGCGTTCATGGAGCTCGACAACAAGGGCTTCACCTCGGGGGCCGCGCAGGTCGACCAGACCATGAACCGCCTCCAGTCGGGGACCTCCAGGGCGACGGCGACCATGGAGCGGGACGTCGTTAAGAGCCTTGCCGAGATTTCCAAGGCCATCGATGACGGCCTCGACCCCGCTGCGGCCATCGCTGATCTGGATCGGCTGGAATCCCAGCTCGACGCCACCATGGCCGCCATGGCCGATGAGGCCGACGAGTTCGCCGCCGACCTCGACGCCGCCTTGGAGGAGGCGTTCGACCGAGCCGAAGCTGAAGCCGAGCAGGGGGGACGCCGCGCCGGGAAGGCCCTTGCTGACGAGCTGAAGCGCGGCGTGGACGATGCCGCGGACAAAGCCCGCCAAGGTGGCGAGGACGCAGGCGAAAGCTTCGGCGAGGGCACCGAGTCCTCGGGCCGCTCCCGCATGTCTGGCGCCATGTCCGGGCTGATGAGCTCCCTCAAGGCCGCCCCGTGGCTCGCCGCCGCGGCGGCGGCCGGCGCGGCCATCGGCGGCGCGCTAATGAGCGGCCTGGAATCGGCCATGGAGGCCGAGAAGGCCAAGGCGAAGCTGTTCGCCCAGGTGGGCGCGTTCGGCGACGACGCGGGCAAGCTGGGCAAGGTCGCGGGCAAGGTGTACGCCGACGCCTACGGCGAATCCATGGGCGACGTCACCGACGCGATCAAGTCGGTCGTCCAGAACCTCGACGGGATGGACGACGCCTCAGAGTCGTCCCTGTCCAGCATGACCGAACGGGCCATGGACGTGGGCTCCATCATGGACGAGGACGTCTCAGCGGTCACCCGGGCTGTCTCCCAGATTCTGCGCAACGATCTCGCGCCGAACGCGGAAGCCGCCTTCGACGTCATCGTGCGTGGTGCTCAGCTCGGAGCCAACAAATCCGAAGACCTGCTCGACACCTTCAACGAGTATGGGACGCAGTTTCGCGATCTCGGCCTGACCGCCGACGAGGCGCTCGGCCTGATGGTGCAAGGATTGAAGGCAGGTGCCCGCGATTCTGACACCGTCGCCGACGGTCTGAAAGAACTGAACATCCGGGTTAAGGACCTGTCTGCCGCGCCTGCGCTCAAGGAACTCGGCCTGAACGCCAAGGATATGGCGCAGGCGTTCGCCGAGGGCGGCCCGAAGGCCCATGATGCGCTTGAGAAGATTCTCGGCAAATTGCGTGACGTTAAGGACCCCGCCGACCGCGCACAGCTCGCCGTGCAGCTCTTCGGGACCAAAGCAGAAGACATGGCCGGCGCTCTTTCCGGACTCGACCTGTCGACGGCCGCAGGCGCGATCGGTGAGGTCGACGGGGCGGCGAAGGACGCCGGCGACACCCTTCAGGACACGGCTTCCACCAAGGTCGAAGCCTTCAAGCGCGGCCTTGAGCAGAACGTCACCAACTTCATCGGCGAAAAAGTTCTTCCCGCCCTGGAAGAATTGTGGAAGGGATTCGAGGACTCCGGACTTTCTGAAACGCTCACCGGAATCCGCGATAAAGCCGGAGAAGTATTCGGCGGTATCGTTGACGACATAAAGCAGTGGGCCTCCGATAACAAGGAAACCCTCGACGGCATCCGAGACAGATTCTCCGATATTTTCAAAGAGATCGGCGAAGTCGTCGACACCGCGCTCGATTTCATCCAGGCCGTGTGGGACGAGTGGGGCGACGAGATCATGGGCGTCGTCACCTTCGCTCTCGACCACATCGGAGCACTGATCGAGGGCGCCTTGAAAGTAATAAAAGGCATTTTCAAGACCGCCACCGGCCTGATCAAGGGCGATTGGTCCCAGGTCTGGGAAGGTCTCGGGAACATCGTCGACGGCGCGACGGCGGGAATCCGCAATATCATCAACAGCGCGATGAAGGCGATTCTCAAGAACTGGGGCGTCGACTGGGACGAGGTCAAGAAGACCGTCCGCCAGAAGATCGATGACGTTGTCGATTTCGTCAAGAAGCTCCCGGAGAAAGTCAAGAACTTCTTCTCGAACGCCGGGAGCATCCTGAAGGCCGCCGGGCAGTCCATCATCCAGGGCCTGATCGACGGCATCAAGTCCAAGGTCAGAGAGCTGGGTGACAACCTCGCGGACATCACCCAGTTCATCAAGGACCACAAGGGCCCCATCGACAAGGACCGCAAACTTCTCGAACCCGCCGGAAAGGCCATCATCGACGGCCTCATCGACGGGATTCGCGGGTCGGAGGACAAGCTCAAGGGCGCGCTGGAGAAGCTGACGGGGATCATCAAGGACGGCTTCGGGAAGACCCCGAAGTCAGACCCCATGGTGGACTTCATCGCGGCCAACACCACGAAGCTGTCGAAGCTCGCGGACGAACGCGAGGCGATCCTGAAGCGCATCGCCGACGCCAAGGAGTACGCCAAGCAGATCGAGCAGTCGGCGAAGGACTTCGCGAAGCTCACCGGCATCGAGGACCCGACCAGCGCGTCCGACCTGACAAGCGGGCTGAAGGATCGGCTCCAGCAGATGAAGGACTTCGCGAAGAACATCCAGGAGCTGGCGAAGCGCGGCCTGAACAAGACGATCCTCAAGCAGATCATCGACGCCGGCGTCGAGGGCGGCGGCAGCCTCGCCGAGATGCTGGTCGGGGCCGATGATTCGGAGATCAAGGCCCTCAACAAGGCTCAGAAGCAGATCGACTCGATGTCGAAGAAGCTCGGGAAGATCGGCGCTGACGCGCTGTACGACACGGGCAAGAAGGCCGGCGCGGGCTACCTCAAGGGCCTGGAGGACCAGCTCAAGAAGCTGGACTCCGTCATGAAGAAGATTGTGGACGCCCTGGTCAAGGCCATCAAGAAGGAACTGAAGATCAAGAGCCCGTCCCAGGTGATGGCCGAGATCGGCCAGCAGACCATGGACGGCCTCGCTGTCGGTATCGAGTCCGGCGCGGGCGGCGTGCTCGACCACCTGAAGACCATCGGCAAGCAGATGGGCGACGCCGTCGCGGCCACCGCCCAGGCCGCGATCTCCGGCAGCGCCTACCAGGCCACGCCCGAAGAGGCCCAGCTCAAGCGGCTCCTCGGCGGGGCAAAGTTCGGTCTCGCCGTCGAGGGCCTCCAGCCCGAGCGTGGCGGCGGGGGTTCGGGGTCGGTTCCCCCGGCCGCGCCAACCGGCGGAAGCGACCCATACTCCTCGCCGCAGGACGCCGGCGGTGGCAAGCCGTCCGTCGTCGTCAACATGCCGAACGCCGTGATGCGCGAGGAGGCCGACGCCCAGCGGCTCGGCAACGAGTTCGGCTTCAAGTACCTCGCCACCCCCTGACCCCACCCAGCGACGAAAGGCGGTTCCGCGTGCCCGGAAACGACGGTGAACTGTCGTTCGCCGAGAAGATCAAGACGTTGCAGTTCGCCACCGGCCAGGGCCGCCCGCGGCGCCGTGAGACCCGTGACGAGGACGGCCGGCGGCGGCGCGTGGTCACCGAGCGGACCGACTCCGGCGCCATCGCCCAGGTCACCAACCGCAGCGACGCGCGGGGCGACCACCAGGACCTGACGATCCACGCCCCGCTCATCACCGGGGTCGGCAAGGCGGTGAACGCGTGACCACCGCCCGCACCCGCTCCATCGCGGCCCGCCGTGAGGCCGACATGCTCGACGCGTGCGCCGTCCTCCAGGAAGCGCTCGCCGATGCCAAGCAGGCGTACGAGGCCGACCCTTCCGAGGAGACCCTCACTGCGCGCCGTGACGCCATGGCGAAGATGCACGAGTTCCGTGCCTTCATCCGTTCCGTCGCGCGGGTGCGCCAACTGCGACACGACCTTGCCCATAGCTCCCTGCTCAAGGCGCGCCCGGACCTGCGCGCTGCCGCAGAGAGGGAACTGGCGCGCCTGGAGCCCGAGTTCGGGGCGTTCGCCGATGGCCAGGGCCCGCCGTCGTTGCCTCGCCCGAGTGACGCCCAGGTGCAGGCGAAGACCATCCGCGGCCGCGGCCGCGCCAACACCGCCGGAGGTGCCTGATGGCGTGGTCCGCGTCCGGCCTGTTCGTCGCCACCCACATCGACCAGTGGGACGCGAGCAACCTCGGCATCGACCTCACCGCCGAGACGCACAAGGCCGCCTTCTGGGGCTCCAGCGTCACGCCGAACTTCGACACCGACACCGCTTACAACACCGCGCCGTGGAACAGCGGGCAGTCGTCCGGTGCCGGCTACACCTCCGGCGGTCCACTGCTCACCGGCACCACGCTGGCCGCCGTGTCCGGCTCGATGCGGTGGGACGCCGACAACATCCAGCTCGACAACTCCACCATCACCGCCGAGGGCCTGATCATCTACGCACCGTCGAACTCCAACCGCCTGATCTCGGCGACGTGGTTCGGCGCGGTGAAGGAGACCCAGGACGGCACGTTCCTCATCACTTGGCACGCGAACGGCATCGCGGCCCTCGATCTGACGCCGTGAGGAGGCGAGCATGGCGACGGTCCGACTGAACTTCGATCCGGAGCTGGCGCAGTTCGCCGCCTCCTCCTTCCCGGCCTTCGACCGCGTCCAGGGCACGAACTTCCCGGTGACGCGGCTGCTGTTCGACCCTGGCGCCACCGAGACGGCCTACTTCAAGTTCGAGGCGGTCAACTACGGGTCGGGCAACCTGACCTGCGACATCATCTGGTACGCCGTCAACGCCACGACCGGCGTGGTCCGCTGGGAGGTCGCGCTCGCCGCGATCACCCAGGAGTCGGACTCCCAGGACGTGGAGACCAAGGCGTTCGCCACGGCGCTCACCGTGGACGACACCCACCTCGGCACCACGAGCAAGCGCTTGCACAAGGCCACGATCACGATCAGCAACCTGGACAGCATCGCCGCCGGCGACGAGTGCTGGCTACGCGTGTCGCGCCTCGGCGGCCACGCCAACGACACCCTGGTCAACGACGTGGCCGTCACCGAGGTCCGGCTCTCCTACTCCGACACCTAAGGGGGCGCGACGTGGCGGTCAGGTTCTCAGCCGACGGGCAGGCGTATACCCGGGCCCTCTCCCTCGGCGTCCAAACCCAGTGGGCCCTCGCCTGCTGGGCGAAGATCAGCGTCGACCGCAACGTCACATCCACCATCTGGTCGCTCGGCAGCAACTCCGTCTTCGACGCGTTCACGCTGGAAACAGACTCTGACGGCACGACCGCCGCCGTCCTCGACTACGAGGCCGAGCAGGAGACCGGGACGCGCGCGCTCACCGCCGGCACCTGGTACTACTGGGCCGTTCTCGTCAACGGCACCAGCGGCACCGTCCTGTCTCGCGCCGCCGGCGACAGCAGCTTCACCGTCTCCACCTGGACGGGCGGCAACGCCGGTCTGACCCTCACGAACCTGTACCTGGGCAACCGCTTCGGCTCCGACTGGCTCAACGGAGCCCTCGCCGCGGTCAAGCTCTGGTCCGGTGCCGCGCTGTCGCAGGCCGAGCTGGAGGCCGAAGCGTGGTCGTACCTGCCCCGGCGCACGGCGAACCTCGCCGCCTGGTACCCGCTCACCCGCGCGGAGACCGTCGACTACTCCGGCGCCGGGCGCACGCTGTCCGGCGGGTCCGGCGCGGCCACCGAGGACGGACCGCCGATCCCCTGGCGGCAGGGACGCCCCCGCCGCCTCACCCCCCTGTCGGTCCCGGCGGAGGCGACACCGGGCACCATCGCGGCCCCCTGGTCGATGCCGGCCCCAGGCGTGGCCACAGGCGTCACCGAGCATCCGAGCGTCATCGCGGCGCCGTGGGCCATGCTCGCCCCCGAGGTGTTCACCGGCGACCCGGTCACCCCGGTCGAGGCGGGGCTACTGTCCGCGCCCTGGTCGATGCCCTCGCCCTCGGTGCAGGCGTTCAAGAACGCCACGGTGGCCGCCCCCCTCATCGCCGCCCCCTGGTCGATGCCCGCGCCCGCGGTGTCCGTGCCCGTCAACGCGGGCGACGACCTCGACGGACCGGGACAGCTCAGCTTCAACGGCTTCAAGCTGGGATCCGGCACCCGTTACCCGTTCATCCAGCTCGACGGGGCGTCCGTCGACCTGCCCGCCCTCGACAACGGCAACGTGCCCCATCCGACCGCCGACGGATCCATCTCCGGCCAGAAGCTCCCCCAGTCCCGGATCATCACACTGACCACCCGCATCCGGGCCCCGCGCGACCAGATCGAACAGGCAGCGCTGGACTTCCTCAACGGCCTGCCCGCCGCCGAGGCCGACGAGGAACTGCCGCTCGCGATCCGTATCATGGACACCATCTACGTCGGCCGGGGCGCAGTGATCCGCCGAGCCGCCCCCATCGACAAGAGGTTCCGCCTCGGCCGGGTGGAGGCGGTGGTCCAGTGGGAGCTGTCGGATCCGCGGCTGTACTCGCGGGCCCTGCACTCGGCGACCATCCCCGACGGCTCGGCTGTCGACGTGTTCAACGCCGGCAACCGGAAGACCCGGCCGCTGGTGCGCGTGCCCGGGCCCGCGCACGGGCCGTCGCTGACCTCCGAGCAGATCCTCGGCGACGGCCGGTCCATCCTGCGCGTCATCGAGTTCGACCTCGAAGTGGCCGCGGGCGAGACGCTGATCATCGACCCTGAGCACAACACCGCGACCATCGGCGGCAGCTCCAAGGTCCGGTACCTCACCGGCGCGTCCCTGGCGGTCGGTTCGTGGGTGCTGGGCCGCGGCGCCACCACCATCGAGTACGCCACCCAGGAGGGCGGCGCCCCGCCGGTCACGGTGCTGTGGCGCGACGCCTGGATCTGATCGACCCGCGAGGAGGCGACAACCGTGCCCGCTGACGTGCGTGACGTCTCCGTCGCCATCTCCGACGGGCCCGGCACCATCGCCCGCCCGGGCGGCGCCCAGGTGGGCGACGTGCTCATCCTGTTCGCGAGCACGTGGGTAGGCCCCATCAGCGCGTTCGGCCCGCCGTCCGGCGACTGGGGCGCTCCGATCGCCGAGCGGACCGGGGTGGACAACGGCGGCGTGCGGGTCTGGCGGCGGACCATGACCAGCGGCGAGCCGGCGACCTACTCCATCCCGGTGCCGGAGAGCTTCGCGGACTGCACCTTCGCTATCCTGGCGGTGAAGAACGCCGACGCGGCCGCCCTTCAGGTCGCCGTCTCGGGTGAGTCCGGCGTGAACGTCATCACTGCGGCCTCCACGCCCGGCATCACGCCGACGCCCGCATCCAGCCTGGAGATCCGATTCGTATCCGGCGTGCCGGACGGATCGGATCCGGCCGACAGCCTCGGCGCTCCCGCGGGGTACGAGCCCAGGGCGTCGCAGCGGGCATCCTTCTTCGTGCTCTCGGCTCTGGCCACACGGTCCTTGGTGTCCTCGGCTCCAGTCGGCGCAGCCGCGTTTCCGGCCATCGAGGGGAAGCTGCGCAACTACGTCGGCGTCACCATCATCATCGGCAGCAAGGTCAGCTCGGGTGGCCCGCCACCGACCCCACCCACCTTCCCGGCCTTCACGCCGACCGCCGGCGACGCCGAGATCCGCTACACCGTGCACGACTACCTGACCGGCTCCTACGTCGGCGACCTGCCCACCGTGCGGCAGGTGAGGTTCGGCCGGCGCATCGGCCAGGAAACCTCGTGGGATGGGTTCGTGCCGCTGCCGTCACGCCGGGAGGCCGACCAGCTCGCCGAGATCATCCCCCGTGGCCGGACCGAGTTGGCCACGGGCCCCGGCCGGCTCGTCGTGCACTCCTGGCGCGGCGGCGCGCTGTGGGGCATGCACTGGCTTACCGACGCCCTGCCCGCCCGCTCCGTCCGCGGCGGCGTCGGCGTGCAACTGCGCGGCACCACCCTCGACGGACACTGGCAGAGGCTCTACCCCACCAGCCCGCCCGACTTCGACGGCGACCTGCTGGAGGTGTTCCGCGCCGTCATCACCGACATGCAGGCCACCGGCTCCAACCTCGGCCTGTCCTGCTCGGCGGGGACAGCCGGGGTGTCCCGCCCGCTGACCGCCGACGACACCGGCACCTCCTACGGCCAGCTCCTCCAGACCTACGCCCGCGCGGGCGGCGGACTGGAGTACGTGCTCAACCCGACCGTCGTCGGAGGGTCGATCCAGCGCCTGGTGAAACTGGGCGCTCCCAAGATCAGCAACACCGACACCGAGCACGTGTTCTCCGAGGGCGCGGACGGCGGCGACATCACCGCCTGGCGGATCGAGACCTCCGCGCTGCGGGGCGGCACCCGCTTCGGAGTCACCGGCGGCACCCCACCAGCCGACGACGTCACCTCCAGCAGCCAGCCTGTCCGTTCGACGCTCATCACCACCGAGCACGTCGCGGCCGGGTGGCCGATCTACGACATGCGTATCAATCACCCGGGCGCGAGCATCGACCCGCAGGTGGTGCAGGACTACGCCGCCTACGCCGCGGCGCGCGCCGGAGGGGCGCCGAGCACGTTCGCCTTCGATGTCCTGCTCGGCAAGGAGTCCACGTTCGGGCCGAACTCCTGCGGCGACTGGGCGAAATTCGTCCTCGAGAACCCGTGGTTCCCGCCCACCGACGACGGCGGCGCGAGCTTCAACTTGAGGCAGCGGATCATCGGCTGGGAGCTCACCCCGGCCGAGCGGGGGTCCGGCGGCAAGGACCGGCTCACCCTCATCACAGACCAGGAGGTCGAACTGTGAGCCTCAACCCCTACCCCGCAGACCAGAACGAGATCCTGCGTGACCTCCAGCGGCAGATCAACGCGCTGGCCGCCGAGGTCAAGAGGGTCACCGGCGTGCCCGTCACCCGGGCGTCGGCCCCCTTCCTCGTGCCCTCGGCGTCGGCCCCGGCCGCGCCGAGCAGCGGCGCGTACCTGTATGTGTCGGGCGGCGAGGTGTACGTCCGATCGGCGAGCAGGCACTACAGCACGCTGCCCCCGGACATCCCGCAGGCTGCCGAGGTCGCCCCGGCGGCCAACATCACCTCCGGCAACGCGCCCTCGTCGTACTCGCAGAGCTGGGCTCAGCAGATCTACGACGGCCTCGTGTCCAGCAAGAACACGATCAACGCGACGCTCATCGCACTGAAGAACGCCGACCTGATGCTCGGCTGACCGCCCCTGATCGTGCCGCCCGGGGAACCGCACGCCCCGGGCGGCGCCCTCTTCACACCGCGGCGGTGCGCCGCCGCGCCTGACCCCTGGAGACCGCGTGACCACAACCGAGCCGCTCGGCTCAGTGACCATAGGAGCTCGCGAGGTGTACAACGAGCTCCGGACGGTGTCCGGGAAAGTCGACCAGCTCGGCAACAAGATCGACGCGGTCACCATCGCACACGAGGACATCCGCAGCGATCACCTCGACCACGAGACCCGGATCCGCGCGCTGGAGCGAAACCGCTGGCCGCTGCCGTCCCTCGCCGCGCTGATCGCCCTCGCGTCGCTGATCCTCGCCGTCATCACGTTCGCCAGAGGAGGCTGATCGTGCAGATCGATCTCGTGTCACGCGCCGCGTGGGGTGCCCGAGCGCCTCGCCAGCGCCACACCGTGCCGTGGTCGCTCAGGACGGAGTTCTTCGTCCACCACACCGATGGGCCCGTCGACCAGACCATGCGGTCGATCCAGGACTTCCACATGGACGGCAACGGCTGGTCGGACATCGGATACAACCACCTGGTCCGGGACAGCGGCACCATCTACGAGGGCCGCGGCTGGCTCGTCGTCGGCGCGCACTGCCCAGGCCACAACCGCACCGGCCACAGCGTGGCCTACATCGGCCGAGACACGCCGACGGCGGCCGCGCTCCGGAGCATGCGGTGGCTGTACGACGAAGCCTGCCGCCGCGCCGGCCGGGAGTTGAAGATGCTCGGCCACGGCGAACGATTCGCTACCGCCTGCCCCGGAAGCCGTCTTCAGGCGTGGGTGGACCAGGGCATGCCGATCGACGGCGAGGCACCCCCCGCCCCCGACCCCACGGAGGTCATCGTGAAGAAGCTGCCCGTCCTGCGCCAGGGTGACAAGGGCTGGGATGTGAAGACCCTGCACTACCTGCTGCTCGCCAGGGACTATGGCGGTCTGGACGGCGTCGACGACACCGTGTTCACCCCGGCGCACGCCGAGGGCGTGCGCGGCCTCCAGGCGGCCGCCGGCATCGAGGCCGACGGGATCGTCGGCCCGAAGACCTGGCCGGTCCTGCTGCGCTTGTCCTGACCCCCCAACCCCTCCAAGGAGCCCGTCATGCTCGCATCGATCCTGCGCACCGTCGTCCCCGTCATCGTGGGCGTGCTGCTCGGCCAGGCCGCCAAGGTCGGTTTCAACCTGCCCGAGGGGGCGGTCACCGAGGTCGTCACGGTGGTCGTCACGACGGCCTACTACACGCTGGCCCGGCTGGTCGAAAAGTGGCAGCCCGCCCTCGGCTCGTTCCTGCTGTCGCTCGGCCTGACGTCCAAGAAGCCGGTGTACACCAATGCCCTAGGTCGGCAGTGGTGGCCCCAGATACCCACTGATGACCCCTGGTGAACCATGGGGAAGTAACGTACCCTGCGAAAACAAGCGGAGCCCGCAGGCGCTGACACGCCGTACGGGCTCCTCGCCGGACATCGGAGGTCCGACTTGATGACCAACTGTAAGCGCCTGGAGCAGCCCGTCGAGGGGTGGCTGGTGTTCCAATCGGATAGCGGCCGGTTCTGGGGCACGCGCCTGCGACCGTGGCCGCACGTCCCCGCCGGCCTCGGCGCGGCGATCTGGCGCACCAACGACGCCGACACCCTCGACGAGCTGGTCGAGACGATCCGCAAGCAGGAAGCGTTAGTCGCCGACGCGCCGATATGA